AATTGAAAAGAAGAAGTATGATGCTATGATTAATAAATGCGATGAAAATTTAGATATCCCTATGTATATTAATTCTACTCCAAAAGGTATATATAGATTTAATTTGTATATTGTGAAACCAGTTTGGCAAATACAATATCACAATAAAACAACTCAATTTGCAAACACAAATAAAATACCAAAAGAGATAGCAATGTTGGATATAAAAGATGCGGAAATATTATGAATAAGAAACTAAACAATATTAAGGAAGCAGAGTACTATACAAACTTTAATTTAATTGGGGAGCATATAGTTAAATCTAAAAAACTAAAGCCAGAGAATCAAGCCTTAAACGATATGTATTATGCGTGGCAAGAAGTAGGGTTTTATGTACACAACCTAATTACTAATGAGAGAGCGTACGAGCAATCTTTAAGCGAATATAGAAGCGACAAAGTAAGAGCAGTTATACGTGCAAGAGAAGCTGAACAGCAAGTAGCTGAATTAAAAGTACAAATAGACAAACTAAAAACTAAAATCAATGTTGGTCTTTAAAATTATATTAGGATATGGCATTTTAAGATTGTTTGAAGCAATGATAGTAAAATCAATAAAAGAAACTAACGATGAGTGATAGCGTAAAAAAATATAATGAAATGATTGAAGAAGGTAAATGGTCAACCGATAGTACAGGATATTCATATAACAACTTACCTAAAGACCCAATAGTACAAAGAGTAATTAATAAATTCCATTCACGTTCAAGGGATGGTATTATAAAATATGGTACAACTCTTTATGATAGCCCTGATGGTTTTTATGAGTGGGTTAACCACGCACAAGAAGAGGCTATGGATTTTATTTTATATTTAGAACGATTAAAACAACAAAAATGAAAGAAAGTACATTAGTAAAAATGCAGCAAGATTTAAGATTAGTTCAGCAAGTTGCAGTAGTATTATTAAATAGAGTTGAGGTCTTAGAAAAAAAATTAGAAGATAAAGAGTAATTGTTAAAAAAATGTTTATATTTACAAAAACAAAACAATTATGTACGAAGAACTATTTTATCAATCTTACACTATTACGGAACTAGAGCGAATAGTAAACGACCCTAAACAACTTAATGGGTATCGCAATAGATGCGAACAGGAATTAAACAAACGTAAAGAACAGCAACAAGAAATAACAAGATTATGATTACACTACTAAACGGAGAAGTATGGGGCAAGGAAGAGATACTTGCGCAAATGTATTCAGATGAATTTTACTATGGACACTTAGGCAAACACGCTTTGAGTAGTTCAAGTCTTAAAATGATTCTTAAAAGTCCAAAGACTTATAGAAACGTAACAAAGTATGGAGACCCTAATGGAGATAGCCCTGCACTAGCGGCAGGTAAATTAGCGCATTGGATGGTATTAGAGCCACACAAGATAGATGAATTACACTTTGTAGATGCTTCCACAAAGAACACAAAGATATACAAGGAAGCTAAAGAGAAGTATGGAGAAGTATTTCTAACAAAAGAAAGAAGTGCTGCGGAGCGTTTAACGGATGCAATATTTAGAAATGAAGCAGCGTTACAATTACTAACAGATAGTGAATTTGAAGTACCTGAAATAGCTATGATGGAAGGATTGGCATTTAGAGGTAAGGCAGATATTATACAGGGAGATACTATAATAGACTATAAGACATCTGCTGAACTATCTGGATTCAAGTGGTCGGCTGATAAGTATGGCTACGACTTACAGGCTTATATGTATCTAAGAATGTTTAACAAAAAGAAGTTTACATTTTTAGTTATTGACAAGGGAAGTACTGATATAGGAATATTTGAAACTACTGATGAATTTATTGCAAGAGGCGAACAGAAATTTATACAAGCGGTTGACAATTACAAATATTTCTTTGAGCAAGAAAATGATTTAGACCAGTATGTAATGAGAGGAATATTATGATTGAAATTATAGAAAATCATAGTTATTTAAGCGATTATGGTTATTGGGTAACAGAATGTGGCATAAAACCAAAAATAAAAGGCGTATATATTTTAAATAAGACTGATATTTTTGGCTTAACAGATGTGTTGTATGTAGGAAAGGGTAGGGTTAGAAATAGAATAAACAATGACCACTCAAAAAAAAATAGTAAAAATAGTAATTGGACTAATGGATTTGTAATAGAATGTAATAACAGATTATTAAGAAGTATTTTAGAGAAATTCTTGATTCATATATTAAAGCCTAAAAACAATAAAATTATTCCTAAAATTCATCATTTAATATTGAGCGAATTAATAGCAACGGATAGTAGCGGGGTTTATCAAATAATAAAAGAATACAATGATTAATCTCTATAATCAAGACTGTATGGAGGCAATGGCAGGGTTTGACGATAATCAGTTTGACCTTGCTATTGTTGACCCTCCTTATGGCATAGGTGATTTTAGAAGTTCTGAATCAAAAAAACATCACAAAAAAATTTATTGGAATAATCAAATACCTGAAAAATCATATTTTAAAGAATTGGAAAGAGTAAGTAAGAACAGAATAATTTTTGGTGTAAACTATTACGGAAAATATGTAAATGATGTTGGTAGAATAATACACGACAAAACAGGCGGTGGTAAATGCAATGCACCTAAAGGCTTGTCTGATTGTGATATTGCTTCACATAGTTTTGGGGTTAATATGAAAATATATCACTACACATCAATAGGAAACGTGATAGGTAATAAAATTGATTGGAATAATGAAATGCGATGGCATCCTTGTCAAAAGCCAATAGCTTTATATGAATGGCTACTTATGAACTACGCTAAAGAAGGAGATAAAATACTTGACACTCATTTAGGTTCAGGTTCAATAGCAATAGCTTGTCATAATTTAGGATATGATTTAGAAGGATATGAATTAGACAAAGATTACTATATTGCAGCAAAGAAACGATTACAAGACCATCAATCACAATTAAGAATGTTTTGAATAAAGAAATAGTAGAAGAGTTTTACTTACTTGCTTTAATAGATATAGCAAATGGTAAAGATATATCAGAACTTGAGGAGGCTTTAGAAATGTATGAGGAGGTTGATATGTTTGAAGCCTGTGCAGGAATATTAAAAGCAATACACGAATCTGGATATATGACAATAAGAGAAATAATAAACGAAATAGAAGAAAATGACAAATAAATTAGTACAACAATTAGTAGAAGATTATTACAAACTAAATATAAAATCTAAAACAAGAAGAAGAGAATTTGTAGAGGCTAGGAATATCTACTTTAAACTGTTAAGGGATAACACCTTGATGACCACAGCAGCAATAGGCAAGACAATGAAGAAAGACCATACAACTGTCTTACACTCTTGCAAGAGAATGAATGAATGGTTATGCTATGACAAAAAAATACAAAACGATTACAATATTCTAAATAAAAGACTAAAGAAAGCAATAGCATTAAACCCTGACTTGTTTAAAGATTCGGTTACGATGGAAGGATTCTATGAGCAGGAATACGAAAGATACAAACAAGATAGCAGTATGAAATATAGAGTGCTAGTAAACAAATACAACTTCTTAAAATCACGTTTAGAGAAGTACGAACCTAATAGAGTTGAAAGAGGGGAATTTGATTTAGTTTAAATAGATAAGATATGGATTTGAATAAAATATATTTTGAAGATTGTTTAGAAACAATGAATCGTATGCCCGATAATTTTTTAGATTGCATAGTAACTTCTCCACCTTATTTTAATGCTGCAAAAAAATATCAAAGAGGTACAGGGGTACACTACGTAAAAGATGTAGGAGAGCCAATGTACACTATGTTAGATGTTTTTGAATTATCATTAACTAAATTAAAAGACAATGGTTTTTTCTGTATTAATTTAGGATACAGCTATGGAGAAACAGGAGTAATGCGCCCTTTTCACGTTATGGATAGAGCGCAGCGACTTGGATTGTTTGTTGTAGATGTAATTATTTGGAAAAAAAGAAACCCTATACCTTTACAGCGTAGACTAACAAACTCATTTGAATATATTTTTGTTTTATCAAAACATCCAAATAATAAATATCCTAGTTCAGATAGGATAGGATATAAACATAATTTTATTGAAACAAGCGTAAAATCTGGTAAAGGACATTCTGCTGTTTATCCTATTGAAGTACCTAGGTTTTGTATAGATGTTTTTAGCAATGAAAATGATTTAATATATGACCCCTTTATGGGAAGTGGAACAACTGCTTTAGCTTGTGCGGAAATGAATAGAAATTACATAGGAAGCGATATTGCCAGTCAATATGTAGATATGGCGAATAACAGAATTGAAGAATATAAACTAAAAAGCCAATCAAAGTTATTTTAACAAAACAATGTAAATCTTATTGTTATAGTAGAATCATTAATGAAATTTTTTGATTATGGATAAAAGAAAATTTAACGGAGGCAATAAAAATGCAGGTAGAAAACCTAAAGCAGAAGAGGTTGCATTAATAGAAAAGCTGACACCATTAGAGCCATTAGCGTTTGATGCATTGATGAAAGGACTGGAAATAGGAGATTTTAAATATGTTCAGTTGTTCTACAATTACTATGCAGGTAAACCAAGAGAAACTAAAGATATTACTATCAACGAGGATTTACCGTTGTTTATGGAGGATTAGGGATAACTAAACCCCTATTCTCTAACCTATATGAGGGTAAAGAAAACAATAGCCTTTTATAAGCTAAAGGAACTACAA